AAGTTCGAGATCAATTGGCTTTAGCTTCCAAAGTGCAGCTAATAAATAGCCGACTGTGTCATCGTAGTAAGTTTTACTTACCTCCACCACGTTAGGAACGGAGTAAGGAGCAGGTTGATAACCTACCCCCATTCCCTTCCGAGCGCGACTAGGGGTGGCTTCATCGAAGTTAAAGATGAAACCACCATCTCCTAGACCATCAGGTATCCCAAAGCGAAGTGCTTTTGGGACCGAATGGTAGAGGAGCTCAAATGCTTTTCGAAATCGGACATCACAGCCATAACCGAGGTTATGTCTATGAGCCAATCTTCGGATCGCATTTGCCAGGCGGTAAACCGCTGGAACCGATTTCACTCTATCTTTAAGATAGATCGGTTTCACGTCAGTGCCTGAGTAATAATGAGCCCCACAGCTTTCCCTGAACAAAGAGTCACTATGACTCTTTTTGATATTCAGTCGAAAGCCGTAGAAACTCATCATCTCAGCGAAAACCTCGTAGCACGCAGATGGCAATATAACATCATCGCCATATGCACTCACTTGATAAGAACTAAGTGAGAGATAATCTGCGCAACAAGATGCAATTGCGTAGAAAATCAACGACTCAAGTTGAAATGTAAAGCCGTTCCCCATACTGGAGAACTTCTCCCATTTCACGAAAGTCGAGCCACGAGTGCCGTAATGAGATCGACAAGCATCCAACAGCAACCACCATCGCCGAGGCAAAAGGACCTCGGCAACAGAGGAAGCGATCGAATCGCTAGCAGAGCTAAGATCAATAGTAGCAAGTTCGTTAGTTAAACTACCGATACGAGCTAATTCTTGATTCCGGCTTTGAAAGCGTAAGTCGACCCCATACCTTCGGAGGCGACGACCAATCATTTCGCCAACGGATTTCTGGAACCAAACATTGATTCCAGGTTCGATGGCGATAACTCGATTGGTTGAAGCATCCTTAGGTACAGTGATAACCTTATTCCCCACTTGAAAGGTCGGAAATCCGGCCTCAACAAGGCGAGAAGCCCAAAGAGGATAAGAAGCCTCTAAGGTTTCCCAGGGGATAAGGCTGTACAGATCCCGCGTGATTCCAGTTTCACACTGGAACTTCTTGACTGAACTGGCTTC